GGTTTCACATCATTATAGATCCAGCTAATATAAGAAATATAATAAACAATATGAAGTTTAATATATGCTTTTCAGTACAAACAAGTTGTACATCATCTCTCTCTTCCATTGGTATTTCTATGACATAATCTTCATTTACCCCTAAAACAATGTGGTCATTGGGTTGTCTAACGACCACATAGTTATTCATATGGAACTATCTCATTTTTATTTTAAGCAGCCTCACCACCAATTTGAGCCAAATAGATGTCAACTTCTCCAACAAAATCTGGACATTTCTCAGAAGTTTTTCGTGTCACCATATCTTGAACATTTGTGATGTGTTCCTTAAACTTTTTGACATCTATTCCTGTTGCGTTGTGGATCTGGGATTCCGAAGCGATGTCCTTGAGTGCGTAAAAGTATGCCGCCGCGTAGTTTGCGTGAAGGATGGCTATCACAGGTGAAGCGTCCTGTTGCGCAGCGACTTCGTAACGAGCCGACTGTCTGACGAGTTTCTCAATAGCCATGTTCATACCACGTGTCTTATTTTGCATCATGAGGTAAAGTACAAATATCACAGCTATCAAATAAAGATAAGCCATCTTCTATCTATAAGGATGAAAATAAAATGGAAGTATTTATGTTATAGATGCTTGGCACCACTTGATCCATACTACAAACAGGGTGCTGGATGGGAACACAATCTTTTTGATAAGTATCTTTGTGAGACTAATTTACCATTTGAACTCAATAATGCATATCTTGTTGGTAATGTACACATGTGTAAATGTTGTTACATGGATGGACCCATAAAATTTAACCCGCGGATAGATGCTCTGAGACAAATAGGGGCAATTAAGTTTGATAGACCAAAGACGCTTGCAATTACACGAGACGAAATGAAGAAATGGGCGAACGATTTTTACAAAATTCTTGAAGAGAATAAACCTAAGTAAAGAAATGGCGCTCCAAAAGATAAAGAAAAATGGGTGAGAGTATTCAAAAACTCACTCACATTGAACATGTTCTTAAGAGACCAGATTCATACGTTGGTCCGGTGGACATCAGTTCTGAATCGTACTGGATTCTTAACAAGGCTCGTAACAAATTCGAAAAGAAAAGTATCAATTATTCACCAGCTCTGCTCAAAATATTTGACGAAATTCTTGTCAATGCAATCGACCGAAACTCTGTACATCCGAAGAGTGTTACGAGCATCTCGGCGAGGATAGACAAGGAGACCGGTGCGGTCACCATTGAAAATAATGGCCCCCTCGGTGGTATTGGTGTTCGTATGCATGAAAAGGAGGGACTTTGGAATCCCGAACTTACATTTGGACATCTACTCACAAGTACAAATTATGACGACACGAAGAAGCGCGTTGTCGGTGGTCGTAATGGCTACGGTGCTAAATTGACCAACATCTACTCATCGGAATTCTCAATCATCATCAAAGATCACGAAACAAAGCAGACATACTCACAAAAGTGGGAAAACAATATGACCGTGTGCCATCAACCAAAAATTACAAAACACAGTGGCTCAACTTCTTCGGTTTCAATCACTTTTATCCCAGATTGGAAAAGATTTGGGATGAAAAAGATGGATGCCTCAATTTACAAGATCTTTGAAAAGCGTGTTTGGGATGCAAATATCTGCACAACTCCAAGTTGTAAAATCAAACTCCAAGGAGACGTTCTTCCCAAAACATCATTTGAAGCATACGCCAAGATGCATGAGGGTATCAATGAATTGTGTACATTTACAAGTGATAGATGGACCGTGTGTATTGGACCTTCCGAAAATGGCCTCGAACAAGTGTCCTTTGTGAATGGTATCTGTACAACCAAAGGTGGTACGCATGTAGATCATGTGACATCTCATATTGCCGCAGGTATCATCGATGAGATGGCAAAGAAGATTAAATTGAGGCCACAACAGGTCAAAAATACTTTTAATATTTTTGTCAAGGCAACCCTTGAGAACCCAACCTTCTCCAGTCAGGTCAAATCTGAGTGTACCTCAAAGGCCCAAGACTTTGGCAGTAAGTTTGAAGCTTCCAAGAGTTTCATTAAAAATGCACTCAAGACTGGCATCCAAGAAGAACTCTTGGCTCTCTCAAAGTTCAAGGAGATGAAGGAACTCTCAAAGTCCGACGGCTCACGTAAATCCAAAATCACAGGTATTCCCAAGTTGGACGATGCCAACAAAGCTGGTACGGCGCATTCTGGCAAGTGTACACTCATCGTGACAGAGGGTGATTCTGCGAAAACGCTCGCGGTTGCGGGTCTCTCTGTGGTTGGTCGCGATCACTATGGTGTCTTCCCTCTTCGTGGGAAGTGTAAGAATGTCCGGGATGCATCCATCGCACAACTCACATCAAACCAGGAGTTCAACGATCTCAAGAAGATTTTGGGACTTCAACAAGGTAAGGAGTATACCAGTGTTTCCGAGCTTCGCTATGGTCGTCTCATGATTATGACGGATGCCGATAATGACGGTTCCCACATCAAAGGTCTCATTCTCAATATGATTCACTATTTCTGGCCAAGTCTTCTCAAGTTGGGTTTTGTTGTGTCTATGGTAACACCAATCATCAAAGCCTCAAAGGGTGGTCAATCCAAATCTTTCTATACGGACTCCGCGTTTCGTACTTGGTATGGGAATGGGCAACCTGGGTGGAAAATTAAGTACTACAAGGGTCTCGGTACGAGTACGAGTGCTGAGGCTCGAGATTACTTCAAGAAGATTCAAGATCTCACCGTGAAGTTTGATATGGACATAATGACGGATAAGTCAATCGTTCTCGCTTTTGATAAAAAGAAGGCGGATGACCGAAAGTCTTGGCTTCTTGAAAGTACGGCGAAAGATCCAAAAGAATTGGAAGTTCCATACGGTCACGTAAAAAACTTGAGCATCTCGAACTTTGTACACAAGGATCTTGTCAATTTCAGTTTGGCGGACTTGAAGCGTTCTATCGCACATATGGCGGATGGTCTCAAACCTTCACAACGTAAGGTCATGTATGCGTGCTTTCAAAAGAATCTCAAAGATGAAATGAAGGTCGCTCAACTGGCTGCGTATGTTGCGGAAAAGAGTGCATATCACCACGGTGAAGTATCTCTCGCAGATACAATTGTAAAGTTGGCCAACGACTACATGGGTTCAAATAACGTCAATCTTCTTGAACCATGTGGTCAATTTGGTACTCGTCTCATGGGTGGTAAGGATGCGTCTCAGACGAGGTATATCTTTACAAAGCTCACAAAAGATGCACGAAAAATCTTTGATCCGAGAGATGACCCAATTCTCAACTATTTGGATGATGATGGTCGCCCTATTGAGCCAGACTTCTACATGCCAACTTTACCAATGGTTCTTATAAATGGTACAGAAGGTATTGGTACGGGTTTCAGTTGTTATGTACCACCATTCAATCCAAAGGATATCAAGGACAATATCCAAAGAATTCTCGATGGAAAGTCTATGGTACCTATGAGACCTTGGTTTAAGGGGTTCAAGGGAAAGGTACACATGGAGGGGGATACGTGGATGATGGAGGGTGTGTGGAAGTGGTCTGGGATGAATATTACAATTACCGAATTACCCCCCGGTCGTTGGACACAAGATTACAAAGAATACCTCGACGGTCTCGTTGAAAAGAAGTTAATTGGTGGTTTCGTAAATAACTCAACGACTGAAGATGTTCATTTTGAAATCATGGATTATTCGGGAAAAGATCTCGTCAAAGATCTCAAATTACGAAAAACTTTTCATGTATCGAACATGCATCTTTTCCACCCAGTAAAGGGCATTTACAAATACTCAAGTCCAGAAGAAATCCTGAAAGACTTTGTGGAACTTCGCATTGACCACTACATCAAGAGAAAGGCTCATCTCATTAAAGTTCTTGAAACGAGAGCTACCATGTGTGGATACAAATCAAAGTTTGTCACAATGGTCATTGAGGGTGACATCGTGGTTTTCAAGCGTAAAAAACAAGACCTTGAACGACAACTTGCAGGTATTTTCCCACAAATTGCCGGAAGTCACGACTACCTACTTAATATCAAGACTGTCCAGTATACAGAGGAAAGTGTAAAGGCTCTCATCCAAGAAGCGAAGCAAACTCGCGAGGAACTTGAGATAATGAAAAAGACATCCCACATCGATATGTGGAAAATGGATATTAAAAATATGTAAGCAATAGTAGGTATGGGTGAAGCTGCGAAGATTTCACTTAAAGCTATTGGAAAGCAAGACACGTATTTGCTTTCTAAAGAACCAGACGAATCCTTCTTTAATTATGTAGAAGACAAGAGACACTCCGAATTTAGAAAATATCATAGAAGTAAACATGTAATCAATCCTGGACAAGTTGCCAATTGGCCATTTAATCAAACGATTAAAGTGCAGTTCGAACCCAAGAATATGGGTGATCTTTTAAGTAACATGTGGTTGAGTATAAAGATGCCAGCACTCAACAGTCCGTCGAATGAAAACTACGCAGATCAACTTGGTAGACACATTCTAAAGAGTATCACAATGCATGTTGATGATATAGAAGTCGAGAAAGTCTACGACGATTGGGGTATACTTTACGATGAGCTTTATTTGGAAACCAGCGAAAAGGTTGCAAATAGATTTCTTGTAAATAGAAATTTAGGATTCGATGCGTCGGAATCAAATCCAAATTATGCAAAATTTGAGTCAGATTTGGTGATACCAATTCATTTCTTTTTTTCTAGAAAATATGCGAGTGATGAATATTCTACAAATAAACCAAATAGACCATATTTTCCATTGTGTTCAATATTCAATCAAAAAATAATTTTTGAACTTGAATTTCATAAACAAACATTCTTCACAGATACCACCAAAACACTCGAACTTTCCTCGTTTGATATCATCACAGAAGAAATCACAGTCGGTGGTGAAGAACGTATCTTTATGATGAAGGAGCAGCAGATGTTACTGACAGACTTGGTGAGAAAACACCCAACAATTATTACTGATGAGGGTAAAGATGTTATACGAAATAATCTTACACCAAATATTCCAGTAAAATGTATTCATTGGTTTTTTCGAAATGTTAAATTTGAGAATGAAAACATCGCGACAGGAGATCCAGTACCTTCTGAAGATGGTGAATATCTAATGCACAATCGTTTCAACTTTTCATCAAATGTAAATTTCGATGAAACGTATTCATTCTTTGCCCCCATCATGAAATCGACAAGTTTCTATATAAATGGTAATAAAATGCCAAATATTTCAGACACTACACACACATATTATAAGTATCTAATGCCACTACAAAAAAGATTGTCAAGACCAACGAGAAACATTTATACATATAGCTTCTCGATGAATCCGGTAAATGTGGAACCATCGGGGAGCTTAGATTTTAGTCAGATACAATCTGACAAAACGGCGATTGAAGTCAAGTTGGATACGAGCCTAGTAAATGTAGACCTAGATAAATTCACGCTACATATGTATTACACGGGCTATCAAACATTTAAGTTTGAAAATGGTTTCATGTCGATTGCTTACTAAATAACGCGTCCTTATTTTCAGCAATATAATCAATGATTCGGTTCTTAATGCACCATTTGATGAAATTCAATTGAGCTAATGTCGTTTGAATTTCATGAGATGTCCCCGGGATTGTATAACCAAACTTTTGTGACCTACAAAACGGGTCAAATAGTTTTTTGCTATACCCATCTAGAGAAGACTTATACGCACAATGGACAGTAAATAATTTACCATCACCAGTTGTGTATGAAGTGTGGTTTTTCTTTGAATAATTTGTAATAAACCATTCCAAATTTCTAAGAGAAATCCCACTCGTTTTATCTAAAATTGTTAGTAGTGTAGTTTTATTCTTTTCTTCGGTGTAAAAATTGTTAATGGATGTTAGTAGAATATCACTCTTGTTCATTACTATATAATAGTATTCAATTCTATAAGCCCGTTATTACACCCCGGGCAATTCCGCACAAACATTTGTTCTGGACCGTGATTGTGTAAACTAGAACTCGATAAACTTCGCTGACATATACGTTCACCCTGCGCCTTGTGGTGACGACAATATCCATTATAAACACCCCTGAATGTACACCTATCACCAGATGATTTTGTACCTCTACAAATGGTGGATGTACAACTCTTGGGTATATCTTTTAGAAGAAGTTCTAGTGGTATCGCATGTTTTTTTGAAATCACTTCGGCGTAATCGTTGAGTGCTAGTGTCCTCTGCTCATCGACCTCTTCGTCAAACAGTTTTACAAGTTTTTCATAACGGCTCATTCTTACTTGTACTTTGCTCATAATTTTTAAATAAGTCTTCGACTGATTGTTGCTTTTTCATCCTTGACTCCTTAAGGCGACCGCGTAAAATTACGAGTGTCCCACTTTCATCCAAACCAAGACGTTTACATTCAGCGACGAGTTCATCTTTCTTCATACCACTGAGGGATGGTTCCTTCTTCGGCTTGGGGGGTTTGTGTTGATTGATGATTTCACCAAAGATTTCTTCCTTCACATTTTCATAGAGTGGATCTAGAAGATCGCAGACGGGGTTGAGGAACTTGTTAAGGAAATAATAGTGATAATCTACAGGAATACCATGCTCCTCTACATATTTTGGATCCTCGGCCTTTTCATACGCTTTAGCTTTGGGGTCTGTAGTCTTTGTGAGAATGTATGGTACCCGATCAC